GGTGTTCTACAACACCCGCCTGGCGCGGCTGTGGGACTCGGCCCAGGAGATGACCCGAGCCAGCGAACTGCAGGCCCGCGCCGAAAGCTACTCCCTCGGCAGCGTGCCCAGCGGCGCGTTGTTGCTGACCGCCGCCGTCGACACCCAGCACAACCGCCTGGAGATGCTGGTGATCGGCTGGGGCGAAGGCCTCGAACGCTGGATCGTCGACCACCAGGTCATCATGGGCGACCCCTCGGACGAGCGCACCTGGGCGCTGCTGGACGACAAGCTCAAGACCCGCTATCGGCACACTTCCGGCGTCGAGCTGGCGATCTGCGCGGCTGCGGTCGACTCCGGCGGCCACCACACCGACGAGGTCTACCAGTTCACGCGCCTGCGGCGCTGGCGCAACGTGTTCGCGGTCAAGGGCTCCAGTCGCCCGAGCCGCCCCGTGATCGCCCAGCGCCCGTCGCGTGTCGACGTCACCTGGAAGGGCTCGACGCAGAAGGACGGCGCCGAACTCTGGATCATAGGCACGGACACCGCCAAGGACTGGATCTACAACCGCTACGCCATGCACGACGGCCCCGGTGCGCTGCACTTCTCGCAGGACCTGCCCGAGGACTTCTACCACCAGTGCGTCGCGGAACGGAAGATCGCCCGGTACATCAAGGGCCACAAGAAAACCGAGTGGGTCAAGGGCAAGGCCGAGCGCAACGAAGCGCTCGACCTGCTGGTGTACAACCTGGCCATGGCCCACTACCTGGGCCTGCACCGCTACCGCGAGCCGGAATGGTCGCGCCTGCGCCAGGCCGTATCGCAGGGCTCGTTGTTCTCGGACGGCCCAGCCGCCAGCGACCAGCCCACTCCGCCACCACCCGCAAAACCACAACCCACGCCGCCGCCTGCACCTGTGCCGTTACCGGCACGCCGCAGCACGCGCAGCGGGTACCTATCGAGGCGCTGACATGGCTTTCACGAAAGAGGACCTGACCTCCGTCGAGCGGGCCATCGCCAAAGGCGAGCGGCTGGTCCGCTACCAGGACCGTACCGTCGAGTACCGCGACGTGGACGAGCTGCTGCGCGCCCGCGACGAGATATCCCGGCAACTGGCCACCGCAACCGTGACGCGCCCCCGCGTGACGCGCCTGTACAGCAAGGGCAAAGGCCTATGAGCAACCGCATCCGCCTGACCCCCAAGCGCATCCGCGCAAGCTACGAGGGCGCCGCAACAGGGCGCCGCGCCGCCGGCTGGGACGCACCGGACGGCGCCATCAACGCCATCGCGATTCCGGCCCTGCCGGCGCTGCGCAAGCGCTCGCGCGCCGCGGTGCGTAACGACCCCTACGCCTACAGCGCTATCGACAAGCGCGTCTCCAGCATCATCGGTACCGGCATCACGCCGCGCGCGAGCATCGAAGACGCCGAGTTGCGCCGCACCCTGCGCCTGCTCTGGGAGGACTGGGTAGACGAATCGGACGCCGACGGCATCACCGACTTCTACGGCCAGCAGGCACTGATCGCCCGGATGGTCGAGGAAAGCGGCGAGTGCTTCGTGCGCCTGCGCAAGCGCCGCGCCGAAGACGGCCTGGCGGTGCCGCTGCAGCTGCAACTGCTCGCGCCCGAGCACGTCCCTGTGGACAAGCACTTCAAGACCCGCAGCGGCAACGAAGTGCGCGCCGGCATCGAGTTCAACGCCCTCGGCCAGCGCGTCGCGTACTGGATGTACGCCCGCCACCCCGGCGACCCGACCAACCCCGCCGCCGGCTACAACACGCTGAACCGCGTGCCGGCCAGCGACGTGCTGCACATCTTCGAGCCCACCGAGGCCGGCCAGCTGCGCGGCGTGCCTCGGCTGGCCCCGGTGCTGCTGCGCCTCAAGTCGCTGGACAACTACGACGACGCGGTGCTGTTTCGGCAGGAAGTGAGCAACCTGTTCGCCGGCTTCATCACGAAGCCCCCGCGCGAAGGCCAGCAGCCGTTGGACCCTGTCACCGGCCAGCCCATCCACGCCGACACCGACGGCGCCCCGATGGTCGGCCTCGAGCCCGGCAGCATGCAGGAGCTCATGGAAGGCGAAGAGGTGGAGTTCTCCGATCCGCCTGACGCCGGCAATACCTACGTCGATTTCATGCGGCAGCAACTGCAGGCCGCCGCCGCGGGCGTCGGCCTGCCGTACGAGCTGCTGACGGGCGACATGGGCGACATCAGCGACCGCGTGTTGCGCGTGCTGCTGAACGACTTCCGCCGCCGCATCGAGCAGCTCCAGTTCGGCGTGTACGTGTTCCAGCTGTGTCGCCCGGTGCGCGCCGCCTGGCTCGACACCGCCGTGCTGGCCGGATCCATCGAACTGCCCAACTACGCCACGCGGCGCCGTGAATACCTGCGCACCCGCTGGATTCCGCAGGGCTGGGCCTACATCCACCCGGTGCAGGACGTCGAAGGCAAGCTCAAGGAAATCGCCGGCGGCCTCAACAGCCGCAGCGAGCACGTGCTGCGCACGGGTTACGACGCCGAGCAGATCGACGAAGAGAACGCCCAGGACAACCGCCGCGCCGCCGAACTCGGCCTCACCTACACCGCCGCCAACGCAGCACCGGCGATCCAGAAAGAGGAAGACCAATGACCCGCCACCGCTCCATCATGGCTGCCCTTGCGCAGCTGGGCGTCTGCACACTCGCCAATCCGCGCATCATGAACAAGGCCGGCGCAGCGACCCAGCTGCAGGCCGAACACTGGTACAGCATCCGCGCCGTAGGCGAGGCCGAGCAGAAAGCCATCGAGATTTATGTCTATGGTGAGATCGGCTATTGGGGCATCACCTCCGGCGACTTCATCCGTGACTTCAAGGCCAGCGATGACGGCACTTCGCCGGTGTATGTGTACTTTGACACCATCGGTGGCGACCTCTTCGACGGCATTGCCATCCACAACTCCCTGAACGCCCTCGGCGAACGCTGCACCGCCCGCATCGTCGGCGCCTGTTTCAGCGCCGGCAGCGTCGCCGCCTGCGGCGCGCACCGCGTGGAGATGGCCGACAACGCCCTGTTCATGATCCACAACCCATGGACCTTCATGGCTGGCGGCAGCGAAGAGCTGCGCAAAATGGCCGACATGATGGACAAGGCCCTAGAGGGCATCGTCGCAAGCTACCAGCGCCGGCCGCTGACGGTTGACGACGCCGAGCTGCGCCGCCTGATTAACGAGGAAACCTGGCTGACCCCGCCCGAGGCCCTGGCGATGGGTTTTGTTGACGTGGTGCTGGCAGGCAGCCTGCCAAAGGTTGATAACAGCGCCCACGGCAAAATCCTCAACCGCTACCGCAACACGCCCCAAGCCGCGCTGGACCTGGTGGCCACGGTCGAGCCCGAGCCGGAGCCAGCCGCTGACCCCGAGCCAGCAACCGCCCCGGAGCCCGACCAGCCGGATGCCACCGCGCTCGCCACCGAACTGGCAGCCGCCTGCGCGGAGCAGGGCATGGGCAACCTGGTCGGCGCGCTGATCAAGGCCAGCGGGCTGAAAAGCCGCGAAGCGATCCAGGCGCAAGTCGCGCGCGCCAAGGCCATTCGCGAGCTGTGCAACCTCGCCAAGCTGCCCGACGAAGCCGAGCAACTGATCACCGACGGCGTCGAGCCCGAAGCCGCCAAGGCCAGGCTCTACGACAAGGTCGTGGCCGCCAGCGGTCAGGTCCAGATCAGCAATCATCCGCCGCTGGACGACTCGCCAACCCTGGTGCAGAGCAAAGCAGCAGACCCTGGCGCCATCTACGCCAGCCGTAAATCCCGAGCCTCGAAAGGAGCGCATCAATGAGCAATAAAACCGAAGGCGTCCATGCCGGTGAATTCCTCCTTTCGGAGGCCGGCGGCACCCGCAGCCGCGACGAAATCACCCTGGCCGCAACCACCGTCAACCTGCCGGCAGGCCAGCTGCTGGGCAAGATCGCCGCCACCGGCGAGTACGCGCCATACAACCCGGTCGCGGAGCCAGCCGACGGTAGCGAAACCGTCGCGGCTGTTCTCTGGGCTCCGGTTGCAGCCTCCGAGTCCGCTCAACGCACCGTCGGCATCGTCCGTGATGCGGAGGTCATCGAGCGCTTGATCACTGGTCTCGACGCCAGCGGCAAAGCTGACTTGCTGAACCGTGGAATCGTCGTCCGCCCCTGATCAACCCACTGTCATCCAGACACCCTAAACCCCGCTTAAGCGGGGTTTGTCATTTCTAGGAGCCCGCCATGGCCGAGATTTCCATTTTTGAAGACGAGGCGTTCAGCGTGACGTCCTTGGTTGCCACCATCAACGAAGAGCACCCCGTACCCGGTCAGATCGCCGCGATGGGCCTGTACAACGAAGAGGGCAGTAGCACCACCGTCCAGCAGCTCGAGAAGGACGGCGACGTGCTGGCACTGGTGCCGGCCGCCCCGCGCGGCGCCCCCGGTACCGTGGTGATCGGCAGCAAGCGCGAGCTGATCCCGTTCAACAACGTGCACCTGCCGCAGCAGTTCACCATCACCGCTGACGAGATCCAGGGCATTCGCGCCTACGGTTCGCGCACCGAGCTGCAGGGCGTGCAGGACGTGGTCAACGCCCGCATCGAGAAGGCCCGCAAGCAGCTGGAGCTTACCCACGAGTTCCAGCGCATCGGCGGCATCAAGGGCCTGATCGTCGACTCCGACGGCACCACCCCGCTGGTCAACCTGTTCACCCGCTTCGGCATCACCCAGCAGACCCTGGCCATGCAGTTCGGCACCGCCGACGTCAGCGCCAAGGCCGGCGAAGCGCTGGACATGCAGGACGATGCACTCGGCACGGCAACCGGTACCGGCGCCATCGCCCTGTGCGGCTCGACCTTCTGGGCCAAGCTGATCGCCGACAAGTCGGTGAAAGACGTCTACATGCAGTCCACCCGGGCGGATAGCCTGCTAGGCGACCGGCGCCAAGCGTTCACCTTCGGCGGCGTGCTCTGGGTGCGCTATCGCGGCAAGATCGGCAGCACCGCGTTCGTCGCGGACACCGAAGCCTACCTGGTGCCGGAAGGCGTCGAGGATCTGTTCAAGTCCATCTTCGCCCCGGCGAACTACATGGAAACCGTCAACACCCTCGGCGTGCCGCACTACGCCAAGCTCGACCGCCTGCCGTTCGACAAGGGCGTCATCGGCGAGGCGCAGTCCAACCCGCTGCACATCTGCACGCGCCCGCGCGCAGTGATCAAGCTGACCGCGTAACGCCGTGGCCTTCCGCGACCTGGTCGCCGAAGTGGACGGGGCTGTGTTCGCAGCCCTGTCCGACCCGGCCACGCTCGACGGCACGCCCGTGCAAGGCATGTTCGCCTCGCTCTGGCGCGAGCCCGCCATCGGCAAGCTCGCCACCGGCCTGGTGGAACCGCAGCTCACCCTGCGCAGCGCCGATGCCGCAACAGCCGCGCGCGGCTCCGTCGTCATCATCAACCTGCCAGCCCCCGATGGCGGCGAATACGAGGTGGTCAACATCGAGCCAGACGGAACAGGCCTCACGGCCCTGATCCTGCGGCCCCGGTGACGCCGCCCGGAGTTACCCATGACGGACACCTCGGAACAAATCAGCCTCGAGCAACTGTGCACGGCCATCACCGCCGGCATCACCGCGGCCCTGCCCGAGGTCAAGTCCGCTGAATTCTGGCCGCAGGTCGGCCGCCGGCTTGACCTGCCCTGCGTGCTCGGCGAAGTCGCCGGGCTGCAACCCGGTACCGACCCCGGCACAGGTGAAACCGCCCTGGTCGCGCATATCCAGGCGCGTATCGTGGTGGACCCCAACGCCCTGCATGCGGACATGAAAGGGGCGCTGCTGGCCACGCGCCTTGTGCGCCTGCTGCAGAACCAGAACTGGGGCCTGCCGATCACACTGGCCGACTTCTCGCGCGCCGCCCCGGACTGGACCCACCCCGATCTGGACGGCTACCTGGTCTGGCTGGTCGAGTGGCGCCACGAGTTTCACATCGGCGAAATCGAGTGGCCGTTTGAGGCGCCCACCAGCGCCACCGACACCGCGCTCTACTTCGGCTACGACCCCGAAACCGGGCCGGGCAATGAGCACCTGTACACGCTCGCCCAATCGCCGGACGGAGTTGTCATATGAGCTACGCCACCGCCGAGCACGACCGCCGGATGGCCACGCTGATCCAGGCCGGCACCATCGAAGCGGTGGACCTGCCGAACGCCCGCTGCCGCCTGCGAGTGGGCGAGTGGGTGTCGGCCTGGATGCCCTGGCTCACCCAGGGCGCCGGCGCCGTGCGGCACTGGCGCCCGCCGTCGGTGGGCGAGCAGGCCCTGCTGTTCAGCCCCTCGGGCGAGGCCGCCAGCGGCTTCATCATCCCCGGGTTCTATTCGACTCAGGGCGGGCAGAACGACAACCGCGCCGAAATCACCGCGCAGGACTGGCCCGACGGCGCCCGGCAGGAATACGACCACGCCGCCAGCCACTACCTACTCGATGTGCCTGCGGTCGGCAGCATCACGCTGCGCTGCGGCCCGTCGACCATCCGGCTCAGCGCCGACGGCATCGATATCAACGGCCCCATCGTCAACATCAACTGACAACGGAGTTAGCCATGCCTGCAGCCGCACGCCAGGGCGACAGCTGCACAGGACACGGCTGCTGGCCGCCCCGCGCCTGCACCGCCGGCAGCCCGGACGTAATGATCAACGGCAGCCCGGCCCACCGGCAGGGCGACGCCTGGGCAGCGCACACCTGTCCATCGATTCCGGAAACACACGGCAGCACGCTCGCCACCGGCAGCGCCACGGTGTTCGTCAACGGCCTGCCGCTGGGCCGCATCGGTGACCCCGTCGCCTGTGGCAGCAGCATCGCGCAGGGCTCGCCAAACGTATTCGCAGGGTAGGGCAGTGATGGCAATCGGCATGAATCGCGAAACCGGCCAACAGATGTCTGGCCTCGACCACCTCAAGCAAAGCATCGCCGACATCCTCAGCACCCCGCGCGGCTCACGGCGCATGCGCCCGATGTACGGCTCCGACCTGCCGCGCATGGTCGACCTGCCCGTGACGCGCGGCTGGATCTCGGCCGTGCAGGCAGAAGTCGCCGCCGCCCTGGCCTCGCGCAAGGACGAAGCCGGCCGCGAGTACGGCGAACCACGCATCCGCCTGCGCAGCGTCAAGGTCGTCTCGATAGAAAACGGCCGCATCAGCATGGTGCTGGTCGGTGAATACCTCGGCAACACCGTCAACCTGGACCTGACCCTATGATCGATCTGTCGCAGCTGCCGCCGCCGGACGTTGTCGAGGCCCTCGACTACGAGGCCATCTACCAGGACATAGCCGCCCAGTTCGCCAGCCTCTACCCGGACTTCGGCGCCCTGCTCGAATCCGATCCGGCTATCAAGCTGCTCGAACTGGCGGCATACCGCGAGGTCCAGCTGCGCGCCCGCATCAACGACGCCGCCCGCAGCGTCATGCTCGCAAGCGCCACAGGCGCCGATCTGGACCAGCTCGCCGCCAACCTGGCGGTAACCCGGCTGATCCGCTCGCCGGGCGACCCGGCGGCGGTGCCACCGGTGCCGCCTGTGTACGAAAGCGACGCCGCCCTGCGCAGCCGCGCGGTCACCGCCCTCGAAGGTTTCCCGGCTGCCGGGCCTGTCGGTGCCTACAAGTTCCACGCACGCTCGGCCACCGGTGACGTTGCCGACGTTTCGATCTCCAACCCTGCGCCCGGTACCGTGAGCGTGGCCGTGCTGTCCTACGCCGGCGATGGCGTGCCGTCCGCCGAAACCTTGGCTTCCGTCCGCGCGGCGCTGAATGACGAAAAGGTCCGTCCGCTGACCGACACCGTCAAAGTGGTCGCCGCCAGCGTGTTCGGCTACAGCGTGCGCGCAGTGCTGCACGTCGAACCCGGCCCCTCGGCAGAGTCCGTGCTGGCCGCAGCCCGCGAAGCCGTGCAGGCGTATGCCGAGGGCGAGAGCCGCCTCGGCGGCTATGTCGCGCTCACGGGCCTGGCCGCTGCGCTGCATCAGCCCGGCGTGCGCCGCGTCGAGATCACCAGCCCTGCTGCCGATCTGCAGATGAGCGCCGACCAGGCTGCGCGCCTGCAAACGCTTGAGCTGAGCGTCGAGGTGACCGCATGAGCGCCGCCCTGCTGCCTGCCAACAGCACCGAGCTAGAGCGCGCACTGGCCGATGCAATGGGCCACGCGACGAACCTGGACGTGCCGTTGCGCTCGCTGTGGGACCCCGAACAGATCCGCGCCGACCTGCTGCCATACCTCGCATGGGCCTACTCCGTCGAGGAAGAGTGGGAGTTCGCCGAAACCGAGGCCGAGCGGCGTGCCCTGGTTGCCAGCAGCGTTGCGCTGCACCGCTACAAGGGCACCCCCTACGCGGTGCGCCGGGGCCTGCAGTCGCTCGGGTTCCTCGATGCCGAGATCCACGAAGGCGAGCAGGTGCTGCGCCACGATGGCAGCTTCCTGCGCTCCGGCAGCGATACCTACAACGCTGGCGCCCGCTGGGCGCTGTTCTCGGTAACGCTGGACCTGGGAAACAGCAAGGGCTTCGACGAACGCATCGCTGCCCGCGTGCGCCGCGCCATCGACATCTGGAAGAACGCCCGCTCGCAGCTGCACCGCATCGAGCTGCGCGTCTCGCTGAGCGAAGCCCGGCAATCAGCTGCCGAGGCGCGGCTGATGGCGCACATCGGCCTGCGCCTGCGCGACTACCGCGAAGGGCTGCGCGATGGCACGCACCGCCGTGCACACCCGACCCGCTACCTGCGCGACGGCGCCTGGCTGTACGACGCCAGCGCCCCGCGTGCCGGGGTCACCGAGTGGAGTGGCCTGCGCTTCGGCAAGCCAGCGTCGGCCAGTGCGGTCGGCGTGCATCTGACGCTGGCCTCGGCTCGCCAGCCCGCCGTCCCGCGCGATGGGTCGATTCGCTTTGACAGCCGCCTCGTCCGCGACTACCGCGGCGCACTCGACCCAGCGCCCGCCATGACCCGCACGGTGATGGATGACGCCCGCAGCGCCTGGCCGGAAATCCCCGGCTTCCTGCTGCTCGCCGATCCGGGCGCCTGGGCCATCGGCGCACCGCTCGACGGCCCGCTGTACGGCACAGCCACCCGCCAGCACCCGCGTGACGGCTCGCTGCTACGCGCAGGCGCGCAGCGCTTCGGGCCTGACGAAACGACCTACTACGTCCAGCAGGGCCAGACGGTTTACCAGACCGTGTGGGACTACGACCAGACGCAGTGGGACTACGACACAACCGAGTGGGACGAGTAATGGCCAGCAATATCGACACCACGATCCCGCGTGCCGGTAACGCCGACACCAGCCGCATGCGCGCGCAGTTCGGCGTCATCAAGCGCGAGATGGAGGCTTTGCAAGAAGGCGTTGCCGCGCTGAACGCCGCCCTGCAGGGCGGCATGCAACTGCCCGATGCGGCCGTGCAGCTCGACCAGCTGGCGGCGATTGCGTTTTCCGGCAGCTACTTCCACCTGCGTGACCGCCCGCGCATCCCGGCCGAAGCTGCGGACGTGCGGGCGCTGCCCATCAGCGGCGGGCAACTGACAGGCCCGCTGAGCCTCGCCGCCGACGCCACCTCGGCGCTGGAGGCGACCACCCTGCAGCAGCTCGGCGCCGCCCTTGCCGCGCTGGCTACCGTTGCGCGCTCGGGCCGCTACGCTGACCTGCTCGAAAAGCCCACGCTCGGTACCGCCGCCGCGACGGACGCCACGGCCTACGCCACGGCGCAGCAGGGCGCTCGCGCCGACAGCGCACTGCAACCGGCAGACATCGCTGCCGCGCTGACCAAGCTCGACGGCATCGAGGGCGGCGCCCAGGTCAACACCGTGCACAGCGTCAACGGCCAGCAGGGCTCGGTGGTATTGGATGCCGCATCGGTCGGCCTCGGCCTGGTCGACAACACGGCCGACGTGGACAAGCCCGTCAGCACCGCCCAGCAGGCAGCTCTCGCGACCCGCGCGCCGCTCGCTTCGCCGGCACTCACAGGCACACCGACCGCGCCGACCGCGCAGGCGTCCAGCAACACCGACCAGCTGGCCACCACCGCGTTCGTCCAGCGCGCCGTGGCGGCGCTGGTCGAGGGCTCGCCGGCAACCCTGAACACACTCAATGAACTGGCGGCAGCGCTGGGCAACGATCCCAACTTCGCCACCAGCATGTCGACCCTGATCGGCACCAAGCTCGACGCCAGCGCCTACACCGCAGCAGACGTGCTGGCCAAGCTCAAGACGCTGGACGGCACTGGCTCCGGCCTCGACGCCGATTTGCTCGACGGCAAGCACGCCAGCGACTTCGCCACCTCAACGCAGGGGGCCAAGGCCGACACCGCCGTGCAACCCGCCACGCTCGCCACAGTGGCGACTACCGGCGCATACGGCGACCTGAGCGGCAGGCCCAGCGCCCTGTCGCAGTTCACCAACGACCTCGGGCTGATCACCGCAGACGACGTACCGGCCAGCCCGGTGACATCGGTCAACAGCAAGACCGGCACCGTAGTGCTGACCGCCACCGACGTGGGTGCCGCGACCACGGGCCACAGCCACGGCGTCGCAACCACAGCCGCGCCGGGCTTCATGGCTGCCGCCGACAAGGCCAAGCTTGATGGCCTGGCCGGGGTAGCGACCTCCGGCAGCTACCCCGACCTGACCAACAAGCCGGCGCTCGGCACAGCGGCAGCCAAGGACGTGCCTGCAACAGGCAATGCCACCACGGCTCAGGTAGTGCTGGGCAACGACTCTCGCCTGTCGGACGCACGCCCGCCCACCGCGCACGGCCATGCGATCGGCGATGTGGCCGGCCTGCAGAGTGCTCTGGACGGCAAGCTGCCGACCACCGGAACAGCTGCCGCTGCGACGAAGCTGGCCACAGCCCGCGCCATCGCCTTGACGGGCGATGTAACAGGCTCCGCGAACTTCGACGGCACAGCAGGCATCAGCATCTCGGTCAGCTACAAGAGCAGCGGCGTTGCGGCAGGCACTTACTCGAAGGTCACCGTAGACAGCAAGGGCAACGTAACTGGCGGCAGCGCGCTGGCAGCAGCGGATATCCCTGCGCTTGATGCAAGCAAGATCACTGGCGGCACCTTCGCAGATGCCCGGCTCCCGGCCCGCCTCGGCGCGGTCGCCGCAACGATCAGCGACTGGGATGCTGCAACAAGCAACGGCTGGTACATGGCATCGAATGCCATCAACGCGCCACAAGCGAGCACCTGGTTCATCGGTCATGTCGAGAATCACGGCGCCGTGGGGTGGTGCACACAAACAGTGCATGCGTTCTCGGGCGACCTGGAAGCTGACACGAAAACGTGGCGCCGCGAGCAAAACAACGGCGCCTGGGGGGCGTGGTACCGGCTGCGCGTATCGGAGGCAGAGCAGAGCGCGCTGTACCTTCAGAAGGTCGGCGACACCCTAACCGGCAAGCTAACCACGGCCGCACCCGCCACCGGCAGCGCCGGCCTCGGCCTGCCCCACGGCACCACGCCCACGACGCTGGCCAACGGCGACACCTGGACCACCACCAGCGGCATGTACGTGCGCATCAACGGTGTCACGCGCGATCTCTACCACTCCGGCAACCTCGCCGACGTCTCCCAGGCCGAGGCCGAGGCCGGCACGGCGACCAGTCGCCGGGCGTGGTCGGCGCTGCGCGTGCGCCAGGCAATCGCCGCCTACGCCAACACCAACATCGCCCAGGGCGTGCTGCCACCGGTCAACGCGCTGCCGGCTGCGGGCGCGCTGGGCGTCAGTACCACCGAGGCACAGCTACAGGGCAGCGCCTTCGCCACGGTGGGCGCTGCCGACGTGATGGCCGCCGCGCACTGGCAGATCGCCACAGACCCCGACTTCATCAACATCATCTATGACAGCGGCGAGGTAACAGCATGATCCTCGATACCTACTACATGGCCCTGCGCGAGCTGGTAGCCACGGCCAACGCCAGCAAGGCGGTCACCAAGATCGGCTTCGGCACCGGTACTGAACCCGAACGCACCACCGATACGGCGCTGCAGAACGCCTACATCCGCCCGCTCAACGGCTACGAACTGGACGCCACCAACCCGCGCCTGCTGCGCCTCAGCTATCGCCTGCTGCGCCACGAAGCCAACGGCCTCGATATCACCGAAATCGGCCTGTACACCGAGGACGAAACCCTGGTCGCCCGCAAGGTCCGCGACCCGATCAAGAAGACGCCGGATATGGAATTCGGCGACACCTGGGAACTGCTCGTTTAACCACCGGAGAACACCATGGCCCTGCTGCCCAACTACGACACCCCTGGCTTCCCCGACGTCTACGAGCTAGCCGTCGAAGACCCCGTCGCCGGCGGCCCGGACGGCGTCGACAACCTGCCCCACAAACAGCTCAAGGAACGCACCGACTTCCTCAAGAAGCGCATCGATGAAGCTGTCGCCTCGCAATCCGCCGTCGCCGGCCGCGTGCTCAGCCTGGAGGCCAGCTCCGCCGGCTCGGTTGGCCGCGCTGTCCCGCTGAGCTGGGAGTACAGCGACAAGGGCTTCGACTTCGAACTGTTCGCCGCCGGCTTCGAATGGCGCGACATGACGCCCGTGACCGTCGCGCAAACCGTGGCCGGTGACGAATCGGTCGACGTATCCAGCACGGCCGAACTGAAAGTCGGCGCGACCTACGTCATCTACACCGCCACCGGCGTGGCGCACACCGTGACGGTCGAGGCGATTCTCTCGCCGGTGCGCTTCCGCGCCACCGAGGAAATGACCGCGTCGCTGAGCGGCGCCACCCTGTCGCGCACAAGCTGGAAGGTAGAGCCGGGCCGCGCGCTCGCCGCCGACCGCGCCGTGATGTACACGCGCCCCATCAAGACCCTGCGCCTGTACGCCGATGGCCGCGTGATCATCCGCCGCAGCGATAGCGACGGCACCCTGGCCCTGCAGTACCGCCCCTCGCACATCGGCGCCGCCTGGCGTGAGGCGACCCTGCTGCGCACCGTCTCCCGCTCCGCCGGCACGCGGGACGAGGAATGGCGCGTCGAGGGCGGCAGCGATCTCGACCTGCGCATCGAAGCCCTGCACGGCGCATCCGGCAAGGACATCGTCGTCACCCACATGGCTGCGTTCCCGGGCGAAGAGGCGGGCCGCGCGTTCGAGGTGGCCCAGCCGGTCAACCAGACGCCCGAAGACCAGGCGGTAGCCCAGCTCGGCACGCCGACGCTGATCGCCAGCGCGTTCCGCAGCCTGTACGGCATCGCCCAGGCCGACGCGGAGTTCCGCATCGGCAGCGAGCCGGAGATGACCAATGTCATCTGGTCCTCGATGACCGGCGCCCCGGCCACGTCCATCCAGGTAGCCAACGGCGCACTGGACACCGACCGCGCCTACTTCTGGCAGGCCCGCTACCGCGACACCGAAGGCGCCTGGTCGCCCTGGTCGAAGCCGACCGCGTTCTCGACCGGCAGCGTGTTCCAGTACGTACAGCAGCCGATCAACACCAGCCCGGCAGCCGGCAGCACCGCTGCGTCGTCGTTCGCCACGCTGCAGGCCACCGCATTCGCGGTCATCGGCGGGACGGACACGCACCAGGCTTCGCAATGGCAGGTCGCGAGCGACGCCGCCTTTACCACCCTCGTGCATGATTCCGGAGAAACGATGACCGACCTGACATCGCACGCCATCCCGGCCGGCGCACTGAATGCCCAGGCCACCTACTACTTCCGCGTGCGCTACAAGGGCGCCGCGCTGGGCTACTCGCCTTGGTCCAAGGCCACCAACTTCACCACCCAGGCAGTGCCTAGCGCCCCGACGATCACCGCGCCAACCGATGCCGCCACCGGCGTCTCGCGCACGCCGACCCTGGCCAGCACCGCGTTCTTCATCAGCGGCGCCACCGACAGCCACTCGAAGTCGCAATGGCAGATCGCGAGCAACTCCAACTTCACCACCATCGTCTATGACACCGGCGAGACCACTGACCTGACGTCGCACACCGTCGCTGCCGCCCTTGCGCAAGGCACGACCTACTACGTCCGCGCCCGCCACAAAGGGCTGGCCACCGGCTTCGGCCCGTGGTCGAACGCGGTCACCTTCGCCACCCTGACAGCGCAGGTCATGGGCGTTGCGCTGCTCACCGAAGGCGGCAACGGCGGCTCCTGGACCTTCGTGGATCAGGACGGCGCGGCGATCTCCGCCCCGGCCGCGTCCTACTTCAACAGCCACCCGGTGTGGGGCGGCGTGCAGGACGTGACGATTGACGGCCAGGCGATGGTCAAGATCCCGAAGTTCTACGTGCGTCGCGCGACCATCTCGGCGGGCGTCTACTCGGGCAAGCAGGCCTGGTGGATCTCGGACCAACCGCAGCCGGGCTTCCGCCTGCACTCGGCGTTCCGCAACGCCGGCGTCGAGGTCGATCAAGTCTACGTCGGCAAGTACCAGGCCTCGCTGTCCGGCAGCAAGCTGGCCTCGGTGTCGGGCGTAACCCCAGCGGTGAGCCGCAGCCTGACGCAGTTCCAGGCGGACGCCGCAGCTCGCAATGTCTCGGGCGTGACCGGCTTCATGTTGTGGTCCGCGTTCCAGTGGTCGGCCATCCAGTGGCTGTACCTGGTCGAAAACGCGACCATGGATTCGCAGACCAAGACCGGCCAGGGCCGCGTCAACGCATCCAGCGCCGCCAGCGTCAGCGCCACCGACGTCGCCCAGGCGACCTACCGCGGCATCGTCGGGCTGTGGGGCAACGTGTACCAGTGGATGGACGGGCTCAAGACGGTCAGCGGCGTGGTCAACCTCTGGGATCAGAACGGCAACAAGGGCTGGGTCAGCACCAAGAAGCGCTCGGCCGCCGACGGCACGATCTACCCGACCACCTTCATGGACGGCAGCGGCGCCGGCTGGGATCTGGAGGACGTCTTCCTGGGCGACACCGGCCCGACCAGCAACAGCAACGCCACCGCGCCGGATCAGCAGTACATGAGTAGCTCGGGCGAGTACTTCCCGGTCGTGGGCGGCAATTGGAACAACGCCGCGGGTGCGGGGCTGTGGTATGTCTACGTCGGCACCTCGGCGTCGTACACGGGCAGCCCCTTCGGTGCCCGCCTGGCGAAGGTGTGATGTGTCTGGCCTCTTGAGTCATGAGAAGGCGGGCGAGAGCCCGCCGACAGGGCCGGCGCATCACTACGCACAGTTGCTCGCGCGACTTGAGGATCTGGAGGGGTACAGCCATGCCGTGCTCCTGCAGTACCCCAAGCTCGAGCGGCATCTGCTGTGTGCAGAGATTCGCCAGTCGCTGAACAAGATCCAGCGCCTGACGATCACCGCCTGGAAGCGATACCACAAGCAGAGCACCCTGAAGGACCTCGACATCGAGATCGAGGTGCTCCGCGGCTGGATTCGCAAGAGCCTGCGCCTGCAATACATCAACGCCCACCGCTACCAGGTCTGGTCCGAGCATGTCGTCCAGATCGGGCGGATGGTGGGCGGCTGGCTGAAGGCGGCGCAGAAATGAGCAACAAGGGCAGACGCTCAATAGTGCGAGTACTTCCCGATCGTGGGCGGCAATTGGAACAACGCCGCGAATGCGGGGCTGTGGTATGTCAACGTCAACAACTCGGCGTCGAACACGAACAGCAACATCGGTGCCCGCCTGGCGAACGAATGACACGGCCAGAAGCTGGCAGCCCACGGGCTGCCTTCCAGCGCCCTTCCTTCGGGGCGCCTGTCCTGGCGCTTTGCGCCAAAGATCTACTGCCGGCAGCGACAAGTAGCGCCACGAGGGCCGAACGTGGCCGCCGGACCTATTAAGGAGCAAGCGTGCCCATTACGCACTCGAGCCTGTACGACCAGATCGTCGACTTCGACAATCTGGTTGCAGCGTACTTCGATGCCAGGCGCGGCAAGCGCTATCGCCGCGAAGTGGCGCTTTTTTCCATCAACCTCGAAGAGAACCTGCTCAACATCCACAATCACCTTGTGTGGGGCACCTGGCGCCCGGGGCGCGCCCGCGAGTTCCGGGTGCTGGAACCCAAGCAGCGCGATATCCAGGCGCCGCCGTTCTGCGACCGGATCGTGCATCACGCCCTGGTGCGTGTTGTCGAGCCGCTCTTCGAGCGGCGGTTCATCCATCACAGCTACGCCTGCCGAGCCGGCAAGGGCTCGCAACGCGCCTGCCGGGCCGTGCAGCAGATGATTCGCGAGGCGCAGCGGCAAAGCGCCAAGCCGTACATCATCAAGGCGGATATCAAGAGCTACTTCGCCAGCATCGATCACGACGTGCTGTTCGCCGCCATCCGCCGCGTGATCAGCTGCCCGCGTACGCTCGCCCTGTGGCGAACCATCGCCCGGGCATATGGGCACGAGCACGGCACCGGCCTGCCGGTGGGCGCCCTGACCAGCCAGCTATCGGCAAACGTGATGCTGGACCAGTTGGACCACCACATCACGGATCACTGCGGCGTCGGGCGCTACGTGCGGTACATGGACGACACCGTAGTGGTGCTGCCCAGCAAGCCCGCCGCCCAGGCGGTGCTGGCGGCAATGGCGGACGAGGTGGCTCGACTGCGCCTGCGGCTCAATCCGAAGACCTGCATCAGTCCGGCCGCCGCCGGCGTTGATTTCTGCGGGTATCGGACCTGGGCGACGCATCTGCTGCCGCGCAAGCGCAACGTCAAGCGGGCGCGCCGGATGCTGCGCCGCACCCGCGCGCACTATGCCGCCGGCCGCATCAGCATCACCGATGCCCGCACGCAGCTCATGAGCTACCTGGCCTACGCCAAGCACTGCAATGCCCACAACACCACCGCTGCAATCCTGA